GTGGTCGAGGCCATCCGCGCCGCCAACCGCGTAAGCGGCCCGGTGAATGTCGTCGGCCATAGCTATGGTGGACCGGACGCCTACAACGCCGCGGTCCGCGCCGGTCGGGAAGGCTTGAGGGTGGACAATTTGGTGACCCTGGATCCGGTGACGGCGTTCTTTGCGAAACCCGAATCCGGTCGACCTTTGGGCTCATGGACCAATGTAACCGCCGTCCCGCCCGAACCTCAGCGGGATTGGTTTACTAACTTCCTCTTCCTTTCGAAGAATCCGTCGACGCTCCCGGCCAACGTTGCGGATCGCCGTCCGTCAGTCGCAGCCCAGCATGGTGATGTGGATCTGTTGATGACCCGGAGCGGTGCGCGCGGTGTGCTGGACGCCAGCCGAGAGCCCAAAACGGACACCTTGATCGACGGACAACCGATCAAGACCTGGATGCAGACCCGAACGCAAAGTACACGCGAATGAGCGAGGGCGACTGGATTTCCCTCGCTATCGTTGGCGTCTGTGTACTCATGTCGGCTCCCGGCATCGTCATTGCGTTTCTGACGAGCGCCTGGCGCGGCGTCTTCGTGAATGCCGTCATCTATCTCGTGGTCGGGACCGCGATCCCGATGTCTTTGCTTGTACAGAACAAGCTCGATCATGGCGCTTGGGGACCGAAGAGCTGGCCATACATCGAAATGGGATACACCCTGATGGCCGTGGTGGGCCTTGGGATCTACTGCCTGATCTTTCTACTGATCGGGATCCCGGTGGCGACCATGCTCCGACGGCGCCGGCAAGGGCGGAAACCGCGAGGCCTTGAACCCAAGTCGGCAGCCAAAGGTGGACATCGTGAGTGACGGTCCACCGATCGGCGCACGGATGACGACCTGGGGCGCGGGTGCGCGTCGATGAACTGGTTTCGCCCGGCCATCATGGGGGTCTGCGCGATCCTGTCGACGCCCGGTTTGATCATCGCGCTTCGCCAAAGCGCCTGGTACGGCATGGTGGTGAATTTTACGCTCTAAGTCTTCGTGGGTATCATCATCGTTTGGCTTCCGCTGTTCCAGAACGCCATCGAGTATGGCGCGGTTCTACCGGAAAACTGCCAAGGTCGTGACTTCAGATACCACGCTATGGCAGTTGTTTTTGCTGCGTTTTATTGGCTCATACTGCAGATCGTTGCTATGCCGCTGGCAGTCTTGATCCGGCGTCGGGCAAGGCGAAGCGACCCGTGATCAGGTCGGAAGTTACTCGGTGAGATTGCCCGAGGCACCCTGCACGAACTCCAGACCTTAACGCGGCCGCCTCAGGCCCGCGAACATTTCTGACCGCCCGAACGGGCATTCCCAAACCAAAGGACGACCATGGAACATGACGACGCCTATCTGGCGGGCGAGGGCGACCTCGTGCGCGACGACGACCGCATGCTGGAAGAGACCGGCGCGGATCCGGAGATGTTCGAGCTGGAACTGGACGGGCAGGTGCACACCCTGCCGGCGGCGCTGAAGGGCGCGGTGCTGCGGCAGGCGGACTATACCCGCAAGACCCAGGAACTGGCGGAGCACCGGCGCGCGCTGGAGGCGGAACGCGAGGCGCTGGCGGCGCGGGTGAACGCCCACCAGGGTGCAAGCCGGGACGAACAGCGCCTGGCGGCGCTGGATGAGCAGATTGAAGATTTCCAGGCCGTAGACTGGGAGGGCTATGCAGCCGAAGATCCGGAGGGTGCGCAGGCGAGCTGGTCGACATTCCAGCGACTGGCGCAGGCGCGCGAGCGGCTGGCCTATGCGGTCAGTCACCACCAGGAACGATCCGCGCTGCAGGCGGCGCGCGAGGCGGCCGAGGCGATGGCCGAAACCGGGCGCAAGCTGAGCGAAGAGATCGAGGGTTGGTCGCCGGAGGTGGCCGGCAAGCTGGTGGACTATGCCCAGGCGTTCGGCGTGACCATGGAGGAGCTGCGCGAGATGGCCGATCCGCGCCTGTGGAAGCTGTTGCACAAGGCCTGGAGGGCCGATCAGGCCAGCGAGGTCGGGGCGCGGGAGACTGCACAAGCGGTGCGGCCGGCGGTCTCCATCAGCGGCGGCGGCGGCGGGGCGGGCGGCGTCCGCGACGAGCTGGCGACCAAGGAATGGATGCGCCGGCGCAACGAACAGATGGCGCGGGGGCGCTGATGGCTGCGTTTCTGAAGGGGAACCTGCCGGGGCCGTCGGCGCCTTCGCCGTTGCCATCAGGGCCGTTGATGAGCCTGCGGGCCTATGCCTCGTTGACGGCGGCGCCCCGGAAGGCGCAGCCGCGTGGAACGCACGTTACCTTGCGGAGTTTCGATATCTTTTCCAACATGCTTGAAGAAGCGACCGGCCACGAGCTGCCGGAGCCGATCAAGAAGATCCTGCCGGATCACATGTACACCGAGTACGACGACGGTCGGGAGTAGTACATTTTTCGAGGTGGTGAGAAGGATTTCAGACTCGAGGCGCAGGTCGATCCTGCGCGTCAAAGCCCTGACTATGGGCGCGGCGAACGGGTGCTCCATGAGACGTACCTTCCGGGTGTCGCGGCAAGAGACGCCAAGAGGCCCTCCGAGCGTTCGGCCGCCTGGATCAATCGTTCAGGCACACTCTATGGGTACCCGATCGCCAATTCCAACATGGCTGTAGGCGACCAAACCGAAGTCCAGTTTGGCAAACGGGTTGGAGATGATCAAACCTGGGGGTGGAAAGACGGACCAAGGTTTGCACCGTGGCCGTGGATCGATCATCTGAGGGACTCCCTTGCGCAGGCGCCTAGAAAACCTCGCTGAGCGATGTCGGGGTCTTTCGGAGACTACGCCTGAGGGCCAAGACCCATAGGGGCGCTATCAGGGCGAATGGTGCGGCAACGACCGGGAGAGCGATACCCCCAATGTCGTCCATGATGACCATGTAGGCGATGAGGCCTCCCAGGGTCGGTGCACCCAGAAGCAGGATCGAAGCAATTCTGCCAATCCGGACAACCAGGCTGCCCGGCGGCGGTTCCCGCCACAAGAGGTACAACAGTCCATTGGTGGTCACCAAGTACAGCACCAATCCTGAAATCAGCAGAATGGAGCGCTGATCGTCGTCCAGACGAAGGTCAAATGACCCGACGATAAATGAAACCGCGAGCGCCAGGACAAGCGTGAAGGCAGTGTAGCGCCAACGCAGAGACTTCATCCGGTCTTCCTTCAATGTCGACGACAGCGCCCGATTACGTTGTTCCTATATTGTTCTATCGCTTCTGATCCAGAAAACAAGAGATCTGGCCGTCTTCCAACGGCTCCGGCGACGGAGGCCCGGTGGAAGGAACCGGCCAGATCACCTCAATCGAACCTGCCGCCGCCTGACCGGCTGCGACCGAGCACGCGCGACCCTCGCGCCTCGGACGCCTTTGCGCGGCCCAAACCCAACCCATTCAAAAGGATATTTCATGCCCAATACCATTCTGTCCGCCACCGCCGTGACGCGGGAGGCGCTTCGCGTGCTGCACCAGAAGCTCAACTTCGTGGGCACGATCACGCGCGACTATGACGACAGCTTCGCCCAGCAGGGCGCGAAGGTGGGCGACACGCTGAAGGTGCGCCTGCCCAACCAGTATGTGGTGCGGACGGGTCCGAACCTGGCCGCCCAGGACACCGTGGAAAACTCGGTGGACCTGAAGGTGCAGACCCAGAAGGGGGTGGACCTGAACTTCACCTCCGTAGACCTGACCATGGCCCTGGATGACTTTTCGGAGCGGATCCTGGAGCCGGCGATGAGCGTGCTGGCCGCCCATATCGAGGCGGACGCCATGACCATGTACCGCGATGTCTACAACCAGGTGCAGGGCGCGGGGCCTGCCACCTTCACCCGGGTGCTGCAGGCCCGCAAGATTCTGGTGGACAATCTGGCGCCGCTGAACGGGCGGACCTGCAATCTGAACACCCAGGACAATGTGGATCTGGTGGACGCGCTGAAGGGGCTGTTCAACGACAAGACCACGATCGCCAGGCAGAACCGTGAAGGCTTCATGGGACGTACGGCCGGGTTCGACTTCATGGAGAACACGCTGTGGCCCTCGCACCTTCGGGGTCCCTCCAACGCTGCATTCATCGTGAATGGTGCGGGCCAGACCGGCGCCACCCTGACCGTTTCGACCGGAGCCGGCGCGCCGGCGGCCGGTGACGTGTTCACGATCCCGGGTCTGTTCCGGGTGCATCCGGAGACCAAGCAGTCGACGGGCGTACTGCAGCAGTTTGTGGTCGGGACCGGGGCGACGGCGACGTCGTTCCCGATCTCACCGGCGATCGTGACGTCGGGCGCATGGCAGAACGTTTCGGCCTCGCCGGCCAACGGCGCCGCCATCAACTTCGCCGGCACGGCATCGGTCAACCACGGCATCTCCATGGCCTATCAGAAGGGCGCGTTCGCCTTCGCCACGGCGGACATGGTACTCCCCACAGGCGTGGACTTCGCCTCGCGCGAGGTGTTCGACGGCGTCTCGATGCGGATCGTGCGCAATTACGACATCAACGGGGACAAGTTCCCGTGCCGTCTGGACGTGCTGTACGGCTTCAGGACCATCCGGCCGCAGCTGGCCTGCCGTCTGGGCAACAACTAGCGGGGTGGCGCCGGGCGGTCCTGAGGGACCGCCCGGGCCTTGCTTTCGCCGCGGGCGACTGTTGACGTTCTTCTATTGTTCTGTTTTTCTGGAGGCCAGATGCTATTCAAAGACAGGGATCGGGCACTGACGGCCGCGGAATGGGGTGACGTCGGCGCGCTGAGCGGCATTGAAGAAGGCCCGCCGATAACGGTGCGTCCCGGACAGAAGGCCGTAATTGATTCACTCATGGGGCGTTCAGGATCTGATTCATTGTCACAGCGAGCGCAGGACGCCTGTGGACGAGCCAGCCGGTCAGGAAAAATCCGTGTCCGCTGAACGGCGGAAACTTACGATTCCGCGTTGGGTGCTCCGCGCGTGGCTATGGATCAGCCTGCCCGTAAGCCTTATCCACTACTACGGCATTCCGGGTCTGATCGTTTATGGTCTCTGGCTAGAGATCGGAAACACGATCAGCATCCCTTTCTCACTGGTTCCCGTGACTCTCGCCCTGTTTTTCCCGGAAGGCACACCTGCCATACTATCAATCATCCTGTTTGGCGTGATGACGGCGCTGATGGATCGGGTGATTGTCAAGCGCGTGCCGGGCGCGATGCCGCTTGTGGCGTTTGCCGGCGCCATGGTCGCCTGGCTGATACTGAGCGCGATGCCGTTCCTGGTCTGGATCGGGCTGGCCATGCTGTAGGCGGCGCATCGCGCGACACGCTGGCTGCGATCTAGCCGGGACGCGCCGCCACTTTTTCATTCCCCTCAATGCCGCCTCCGGGCGGCTTTTTCATGTCTGGAGCCCAAGATGGCGATCACGACCTATGCCGAACTGCAGGCCGCAGCGGCGAACTGGCTGGTGCGGGCGGATCTGACCGCGCGCATCCCGGAATTCATCGCCTTGGCGGAGGCCCGGTTGAACCGGGTGATGCGGGCCAGGCTGGCCGAGGCGGAGGTTTCGCTGTCGGCGGGCGCGGGCGTACGGACGCTGGCGCTGCCGGCCGGGTTCACCGAGCCGCTCAGGCTGTGGATCGCGCGGGGGACGGACCGGTACGAAGTGCCGTTTCGCGAGGCCGGGCTGATCGGGGTGTCGGCGCGGCGTGGCGAGCCGGGCGCCTGGACGGTGGATGGCGCCAACCTGGCTTTCGACCGGCCCTGCGACCAGACCTATGGCTTCACGCTGCGGATGCTGCGCCGGTTTGCGCTGTCGGACGCGGCGCCGACGAACGGGCTGCTCACGGAATTTCCGGACCTCTACCTGTTTGCGACGCTGAGCGAGGCGGCGCCGTTCCTGCGCGATGCGGAACTGGCGGGCGCCTATGAGAGCAAGCTGGCCCGCGCACTTGGCGACGCCAACGCCAGGGAGGCCCGCAGCCGCGCGCCCGGGCGGCTGAGCAGTGAGCTGCCGGACCTGATTGCGGCGCGGGGCGCGTGATGCTGCTGCCGCCGGGACCGGATACGCCGGAGGGGCTGCGGCCCCTTCTGAAATCCATGCATGACGCCTTGGGCGCGCTAATCACGCCGGGGCGACCGACGCCGCTGTGGGCCGTGGCGCAGGCCGGATTGCCGCCGGCCGCCAGCCATCCCCAGACCCTGGTGCTGGTCACCGACCTGAACATTCTCGCCCATTCCAACGGGATCAACTGGATCCGCCAAGACACGGGAGCCGTGATCGTCTGATGCCTTCATCCTGGTCAACTTCACTCCGGTTCGAACTGCAGTTCACCGGCGAAAACATCAATCTTTGGGGGGAGAAACTCAACGCCGTCCTGCAGAAGGCGGACTATGCCGTGGCGGGCTGGCTGACCAAGCCGCTGACCGGCAACGCCGCCCTGACCACCGCCAACGCCAAGGACGACGAGGCGCGCGCGGCGATGATCAAGTTCACCGGCGGGGCCGGGCCATTTACGGTGACGGTGCCGGCAGTGAGCAAGACCTACCTGGTCTGGAACGCCTGTGCGGGACCGGTGATCCTGACCACGGGGGCGGGCGGGACCGTAACCGTGGACCCTGGCGACATCGTTTGGGTGCTGACCGACGGGGGCGCGGTGAAGACGCCCGGCTATGGCGGCGCCTCGATCAAGGACTGGGTCTCAGGCGTGGCCTGGTCCTACAACGCCGGCGCCCTGCCGGCCCAGAGCGGAAACGCCGGCAAGGTGGTCGTTACAGACGGGACCAACGCCAGCTGGCGGGCGCTCTCCACCTCGAATCTCAGCGACTATGCGAGCGCCGTAAGGGGCCTCGCGCTCGCCTTCGCCATAGCCCTTTAGGAGACACTGACGATGCCGGTTACAGCCAATTCCATCATCACGCCCCAGACGCCGCAGACCAGCAACGCGGCGTGCTCGGCGGCCAACACGACCTATACGACCAGCCCCACCAACACCGTGCTGCTGATCACGGCCGGCGCCAACGGGGCGCGGGTGACGCGGGTGGGCGCGATCCCGCTGGAGACCCTGGCCAGCGCGGTGCAACTGCAACTGTTCCGATCGCGCGACGCGGGGGCGACGCGGGTGTTTTTCGAAAGCGCGGTGGCGGGTGCCTACACCATGGCCGACACCACCGAGGTGCCCACGGCCGACTTTGGCTTTTCCGACGACAACCCACTGATCCTGGCGCCGAACGAGCGGGTCTATGCGGCCGTGCGCGTGGCCAAGCAGATCACCTTCAACGCTGAATGGGCGGACTACTGATGGTGCGGCAGAAGCTTAGGGGGTTTGTGGGGCAGGGGGTGGATGGGAAGAAGCTTCTACGGGGGGCAATGGCGCAGCTGATTGTCTTTGCGGACGTCAACTCAGGCAATGGAAGCATCAGTCCAAGGTTCGCTGGTCTTGGGCTCATATTCGCATGGGGCGCAGGAGGCGGGGCTTTAGGGGGCAATGGCTCCGATCCGGGCGGCGGCGGCGGAGCTGCGCTGTTCAAACTTGTCCGAATGGTGTCCAGGCAACCGATTTCCTACCTAGTTGGCGTTGGTGGGAATGCGGCCGATGGCACAGACACTATCGTAACCCTTCCCGACGGTCGTTTGCTTCGCGCCGGCGGTGGGAAGCTCGGAGTGGGCATAGCTGGCGGACTTGGGGGTCAAGCAGTTGGGGGAGACTTGAACAGAGCCGGCGGAGCTGGCGGCGGGAACGGTAGTGGCGCGGCTCAAGCCGGTGTCTTCGGCGGAAGTTTCGGTGCAGCGGCAGGTTCCATCGGCGGCGGGGGAGGAGCTGGCGGGTTCTCTGATCAACCCCACGGGCTGTCCGGTGGCTCTGGGAGCTCCGGTAACTCGACAGGAAACTCTGCGAACGGCGCGGCCCCCGGCGGCGGAGCTGGAGGATCGTTTGCAACCGGGGGGATTGGAGGACCGGGCCGATTCCTCTTCATCGGCCTAAGGACGTTCTGATTTCCTCAATCACCGGCTTCCACTGTCCACGCGCCGGTTGACGGAAGAGCCGCATGGATGGGTACCAATCAGTTGTACTACTTTCGCCCCAACGCCAATCTGCCGACGCTGGCAACAACAGCCATGTCGGGACTCCCATGGCCCCGGCAAGGTGAGCGCCCGCTGTATCTACAGAGATAACCAAGTCCATGCTCGCCAGTATTTCAGCCGTTTCCTGGAAATCTCGTGCACCGGTATCTTGTGGAAGCAGCGAAACGGCCCCGGGTAAAGAAAGGACCGAATTAGCACTTTCTTCGTCAAGTGATCGATCGGGATCAGGCATGTTATTGCCACTTATGATAACCGCAAGACCACTAGTATTATCAGATCGTATTTGGAAGTACGGTATTGGTGGTTTATCGTGTATTATTCCTGCAAGCGAGCACATCATTATCCACGCATCATACCGACCTAGAGTTATGCTTCCATCTATAGGTATCACCTTAACATCTAGATTATTGAAAAGCCTTGCCAAAGAAGGCGCGCAACCGAGTTCTACATTAATTCCTCTCATCTTTAAGACATTTATGTAGCGAGCGAACATTATCTGGTCGCCGAGGCCTTGTTCTGGCAGGACCAAAAGTCTCTCAACTGTCTCGCCCTTCCACTCCGGGAAGGAAAGCTTCGGTTTTCCTGGCCGCCCAGACAAAAAATGGCGGGCTTCGTATAGCGGCCATCCCTCACTGTAACGGCCTTGCCGCATAAGGAGTATTCCAAGGGCATAGGCTACCGCCGGGTTGCCGGGAAACAGTTTGAGGCCAGCTCTTAACAACGCCTCTGCCTTCTGATGATCGCCCGTGCGCTCAAGCAGCGCCGCCTGATGCCCAAGTTCTCGTGCGTCATGCATTCAAATCAACTCTTATGAAACTTCAGGCGTTTCACCCGGTTTAATGAGAAGAATCATGAGGATAACATCGTCAATGATCGACTACCCGCAAATTTCCGTCGCAAGACGCCAGGATGATTTCAGTTCGACCCGCGCAAACTCGCCGGCTTCCAGCAGGCAAGATCCGACGCCCTCGTCATTCGGCGGGACGAGGAACTTCATGCCGTAGGCGTTCGCGAGCTTCAGCATTCTGAACTACCCCAACCTCACCACGCCCATCTTGGCCAGCTGGCCTAGCGTCCGGCCGATGGCGGAGACGGGGTAGTTGACCCGGGTGGCGATTGCGGTGGGGGTTGTGTCGCCGGTTTCCACGGCGGCGAAGACGCTGAGGGTGAGGTCGCGGGGGCTGGGGATGGTGCCGAAGAGGGGGTGGTCCAGGCAGGCCAGGAGTTGCTCGCGGGTGGCGCCGGGCGTCAGGGTCAGCGGCGTTGTCGCGGAGATCTGATGGGTCGGGTAGTGGCCGAAGACCTCGAACGGGTCGAGGTTGGTGGACAGGTTGGCCGGCGCGCCGGCGAGGGGCCGGGTGAGGAAACGCCGGCGGGCGTTCAGCTCGGACCAGAGCGTCTGATACTGGCGATAGATCACCGGCCAGTCGTAGAGATCGCGCGCGCGCTGGCGGCCTGAGGCGCCCATGGCCTTGCGGATGCCGGGATTGTCGATCAGGGCCGAAAGCGCGTCAACCAGATGGGCCAGATCCAGCGCGGTGGTGGCCGAGGCGAAGCCGCAGTAGCGGTCATAGTTGAGGACGCCGATTTCGTGGCCGCGCGCGAGGGGCGTTCCCATGCCGGGCTCGGGCGCCCAGGTGGCGATGCGGAAACCATCAACGCCATCGCGGACGGTGTCGCGATAGCCATCCCAGTCGGTGACGACCACAGGCAGGCCGGCCGCCATCGCCTCGATGGGGGTCAGGCCGAAGGTTTCCTGGATATTGTCAGCGAGGGTGACGAAGATGTCGGCGGCGGCCCAGGCGTTGTCGCGTCTGGGCGGATCGCGGCCCTCGACGAAGATCAGGCGCACGTCGGGGGCGAACTGGGCGGCGCCCTGGCGAAAGACTTCCTCGACGCGTTCGGAGGGCGTCCAGCCGCAAAGGATGAGGGCCACCCGTTTGCCAGTGCGTTCCGCCGCCAGCTGAAGGCCACGGTACATGGCGTGAGGGTGCGCCTTGGCGTGATAGACCAGGCGGCCGACGAAGAGGGCGGCCACTTCATCATCGGCCAGATCAAAGGCGGCGCGGCCTCCGGCCCGCTGATCCGCGCTGAAATCGAAGTCGGCGCAGTGAACGCCCAGCGGAATGACCGGGAGCTGTGGCCCCTCGATGCGGGTATCGGCGCCATGCCGCCAGCGCAGGTAATCGGCCTCGGCCTCGTGGACGCGGCGGACTGTTTCGAGGACGGCGCTGGAGGTGCAGACCAGGGCGTCCCAGGGCATCACGGCTTCGCGCAACAGGCCGGCGATCTCGTTCATGGCGATCTGGCTGGCGGTGGTGTGGGTGACGCCGCATAGCGAATAGGCGCTGATGCCGGTCCTGACCCTGGCGCGCGCATGCGTCGCGACAGAGATGTCCGCCAGATAGAGCACGCCGGTGGCGCCGATGCGTTCCGGTTCGGCCGACTTGATCCATTCAAACGGGGCGGCCGGGTCGATGCCCTTGACGATGGCTTCGAAGCCGCGGGCAATGTCTGCATTGGGCGAGAGGCCACGGATCGGCTGGCCATCGCGGGCGTAGACGGCGGCGCGCAGGAAGCCGTTACCGGCGGCCTGACGACCCATGAGCGCCGGCTTGGCCATGTCATAGCCATCGGCATGGGCGCGGATCACGGCGGATGTGGTCTCGGACACGGGGCCTCAACGCGGTCTGGAACTGACCCGGATCATTGAGGCCGGTCGCCCGCAGACACAAGCGCGCCGCCCCCTTTTTTCAACTTGAACGTTCGTAATGGGCAGGAGGGCGCAGATGAGGATTCCCCTGGAGTTTCCACCGGGGCTGAACGGTGACGACACCACCCTGGCGGGCTCGGGGCGTTGGGCCGACGGTTCGAACGTGCGCTTCCGGCTGGGCCGGCCCGAGGTGATCGGCGGCTGGGAACGACTGATGACGGACTCCCTGACCGGGGTCTGCCGGGGGGTATTCCCCTGGACCGAAAATGCCGGCGTCCTGGACATCGCTTTCGGCACCCACAGCAAGCTCCAGCTGTGGCGGGGCGGGGCCCTGTTCGACATCACGCCTGCGGCCGGGTTCTCGACGGGCGCCATCGACGGCGCCGGATCGGCGGGGTTCGGCACGGGAGCCTATGGCGTGGGCGGGTTTGGCCTGCCGGCGGTCTCGGACTATTTCCCGCTGACCTGGTCGTTCGGCGCCTGGGGCCAACAGCTGCTGGCGAGCCCCCGCAACCAGACTATCTTCGCCTGGACGAACGACACGGCGCAGAAGGCGCAGGCCCTGGCCAATGCGCCCGCGAACGTGACGCAGATGCTGGTGGCGCCGCAGGGCGGCGGCTACCAGGTGTTCGCGCTGGGCTGCAATGAAGAGGTTTCGGGCGCCTTCAATCCGCTCTGCGTCCGCCATTCCTCGATCCGCAACAATACCCAGTGGAGCACGAGCGCCAGCGGATCGACCGCGCGGGAGTATATCCTGACCGGCGGGGGTCGGATTGTCGGCGGGCGGATGTGTGGACCGTGTCTGCTGGTCTGGACCAGCGATGCGCTGTTCCTGGGTACGTTCGTCGGAGCGCTGAACCAGCCTTGGCGGTTCGACCGGGTCGGCCGGAACTGCGGGCTGATCGGGCCGAATGCGGCGGTCGTGGTGGGGCAGGCCGCGTTCTGGGTCAGCCCTGACCGGCAATTCTATCGCTATGCCCTGGGTGGACAGGCCGAGCCGATCGCCTGCCCGATCCGACGCGACTTCGCCGAGGAACTGGCGGCGAGCCAGGGCGACAAGGTGATGGCGTCGTCCAACGCTGAGTTCTCGGAAGTCCGTTTTGACTATCCTGACCGGCGGGACGGCTATGAAAACAGTCGATACCTGGGACTTGCCCTTAGCGGCCCCGACGCGGGCGCCTGGCACCGGGGCGTCATGGCGCGTACGGCGTTTGTGGACTCCGGCCCGTCCGCCTACCCCATCGGGGCCACCTATGAGGGGGCCGTCTATCTGCACGAGAAGGGGCGCTCGGCTGACGGCGGGGGCTTCGGCTGGTTCATCGAGAGCGCGGACAGCGTGCTGGATCCCGATCGGACGATGCTGGTTCGCGGGGTCTGGCCAGATTTCAAGGATCAGATCGGCTCGGTAACGGTTGCGGTGTCGGGGCGGCTCTATCCGCAGGACAAGGGTGCGACCACACGAAGCGCGACCCTGGCCACGGGCGAGGCGAAGGGTGACCTGCTCGTCAGCGGCCGGCTGTTCCGGACACGGTTTTCAGGCCAGAGCGCGCCCACCGGATGCCGTATCGGGGTGCCGATCTTCGACGCCGCGCCGGCGGGTCGGCTGTGACGCCGGCCGAGCGGCGGCGCTGCAGCGGCTGGCTGGAGGCTGCCCTGGCGCATGCCGGCGGCGGCCACACGCTCGAGGATGTCTGGGCCATGGTGGACGCGGGAGAGGCGCAGGCCTGGCCGGGCGACCACGCAGCCATGGTGACCCTGATCGAGGACGAGCCGCAGGCGCGGCGGCTGCTGATCTGGCTGGCGGGCGGCGATCTGGAGGAACTGGTGGGCGAACTGCGCCCCCGGGCTGAAGCCTGGGCGCGGACGAACGGCTGTCAGCGTGTGCTGATCGTTGGCCGCCCGGGCTGGGAACGGGCGTTGGCGCCCATGGGTTACGCGCCGTTGGCGCGCATCATTGCGAAGGAGCTGTAGATGAGTCTGAAGCTGAGCGGGAACCGCAAGAAGTGGAGCAACGCGAGTAGCTCGACCTCCAACACGACCACAACGCCCACGGTTCCGGAATGGGGATCGAACCTGACCCAACGGGTCGCGGGCCAGGTCGGACAGGTGGCCGGTCTGGACCCGGGGTCGCTGGTGGCGCCGACACATGATCTGCAACGGCAGGCCGCGACGGCTGCAGCAGGCCTCGGACTTTGGAAGCCGTCCGGTGTGACGGGCGGACCGCGCGATCCTGCCGACGTCAGCTGGACATCCGATTTCCAGACTGCGGAGACGCCGTTTGCCTCTGGCGGCAAGGCCTATGACTATGTGGATCGCTATCTCAATCCGTACCTGAGGGATGTGGTCGACACCACGGCGGCGGACCTTGACGTGCAGGCAGGCCGCACACGGGCGCAGCAGGCGCTTGACCTGGCGGGCTCGGGGGCGTTCGGCGGTTCCGGCGCCGCCCTGACGCAGAGCATGACCGAGGGGGAGTTGTCGCGGGCAAGGGCCTCGACCCTGGCGGGGCTACGCTCGCAGGCCTACCAGACCGCGCTGGGGGCCGCGGCCGGGGATGCGGATCGGGCGACCCAGGCGCGGATCGCCAATGCGCAGACGCAGCTGCAGGACCGGGCGCAGAAGGTCGATCTGGGATTCAGGAGTCAGGGCCAACAGCTGGCGGCCGATGAAGCGATGCGCGCCAATATCGCGGCCCAGGCGGGACTGGGCGAGACCCTGCGGAGCGTCCAGCAACAGCAACTGCAGGCGCCGATGGCTCATGCGCAGCAGGTGGTGGCGATGCTGAGCGGTCTGCCGATCCAGCTCTTTACCGGGCAGCAGACAGCGGAGGCCAAGTCGGAAACCGGTTCCGGCAAGGAGACGCAGATCGGCGCGGAGATCAATGCGATCCTCAAGCGGAGCTGGGTTTGAACCATGGCCACATCCACAGAGCGGCTCGCCACGCTGGAACAGCGCCTCACGGACCACGAGTCTCGATGTGAGGAACGTCTGGGCGAGATCAAGGCCACGTCTGCCGCCACACTCAGGGCCGTTGAAGGCCTGAAGGGCCGGGCCTGGGGGGTCGTCGCCGCGCTCATGACCTGGGCGCTGGCCCAACTCTGGAGCGAAAACGCCCGTCGCCTGGAAGAGCTGGACCGGACTCTGCCGATCGCCACCGGATCCGGCCTGCAGCGCCTGGCGATGACCTCCCAACCTCAACCTGCGCGGGGCGCAGCCACAACGGAGATTCCCGAATGA